ATTTACAACTGTTACTTTAAATGTTTTACCACCATTGTATATTACTGGATTAGCTCCAGCTTCTGTGTTTTCATTGCCTGTTGCGAAAGTTGCTGATGCTTGTGATGGTATAACATTTGTTCCAAAGAAAGCTATAGCATCTCTTAATGTAAAACTTGGTGATAATCCTGTTAAAGAAACTTTTGGACTACCAGTAAGTGATGGACTTCTCAGTGTAGTTACTAATGCTACCCCTGTAACATTATGTGTTTTAATAACTTCAACAGTTGCCGAACGTAAACTAAATCCTATATTTGCTCTGGTAACGGATACACTAGCATTAGCTGTTGTAGTTACATTACGAAGAGATAAATTTATTCCTACGTTAGTTACAAAAGCCGTGCCTGGAATAGTTACTTCTACAGAACGAAGAGCAGTAGATAGAGAAACTCCCGTTACAGTAACCGATCGATCTACAACACTACGGTTCCATGCACCTGAGTTCCAAGTATTTCTACCGTATCCACTGGTAATCACAGACATAACTGATTACCTATGGATTACGATAGTGTGATAATAGCAGTAGATGCAGCAGCAGCTGGGAATGAAATTGTAAATGTACCGTTAGTCGATACTTTATCAGACCCAAAGTCTAATACAGCAATAGCTTTATTACTATTAGATGAATTATATATTAATGCTCCTCTAGCCGAGAATGTTGTACTTGTAAAAGATATATCAGCAAAATCAATAATTGCTGTTCCACCAGCAGCAGATGTTGCACCGAGTGAAATAGTCACACCAGTTAGTGTGCCTCCACCAGGAGCATACCCACCACTTGATACAACTTCATTAGACGTTGAGTACGCAGATGTACCCGCAGATAAAGAAGCTGCACTTGTGAATAGAGCTATCTTTAAGGTATCAGTTTTAATCTGATGTCCTTCTTGTAAAACATCTCTTTTAAAAGAGTTACATACAGCTTGTGTAATGGCCATTTTTTAGTTACCTCTCTTTGTAAATGTTGAATCATCAGGACTCCATCCAGCATCACCAGTTGTAGCTAGTACGACTTCTGGACGTGCATCCCTCAAATTTTCATCGTCATCAACTCTTGGAGTCTTGTTCTGCGGATGATCCATAATATTATATCGACCATCTGTTTCCGAAGCTCCAACAATTAATCCTGTCGGCTCTCTGACTCTTTCAGAATATTTAAATCTAAATCCCGAACGGTCACAGATAAAGTATGCATACTTACCTCTTGCCATTATAACCTAAACGATGGCTTAATCAAAAGACTAGCCCTTTCTTTATCGGCATACATTGCCGAGGTTAATTCTTCTTCATACATTTGTTTTAACATACTAGCTCGTTCTGATGTAATGCCTGGTCTTTTGATAGACATCTTATAGGCAAGACCAGTCGATAAGCACGGTAAGAATCTAAATGGTATGTCTGCATCTTGATTAGATTTGGTTACATCTTCTACTTTATTAAAACTAAAATAAGATAACAATGGTGTACCACTTGCTGTTGTAGTATCTGGAGTTGGCCATAGATATAATTGAGCCGCATCTCTTAGTCTATTGATAGCATACTGTGTTGGTCTACCTGTTTGAGTTTTGTTTGTTATACGTTGATACTCTTCCATACTGAGTCGATCTAAAGCTAAGTCTGTAGTATTAGAACCATTAACTGTTCTATGCACAAGTTCAGTTATATCAATTAAAGAACTTGGTAATGTATAACTCGAAGTGCCACTTGTTAAATCTAATGTAGCAATGTTTTGTTTCCATAGTAATATACCACGATTCATCCAATCAATAAGGAGAAGGTTAAGTGTACGTCGTGCCTCGATGGGTTCAAACCCTAGAGTCTGTTCGCCACCTAACATAGACATAGCTTCTTCGATTACGTCAGCTATATCGAGATTGAATGATGTTGTTCCTGAAGTTGCCATATTATTTCTTCTTCTTTTGTTTTAATAAATTCTCAAGTTCTTTGGCTTGAGAAGCATGAGTCTTGGATGCTTTTTTAAGAGCACTTATAATTTTACGTATTTTCTGTGGATGCACCATAATTACCTATCGTCGAACTCAGTTCCGTATGATGGGTTAACCATACCACCAGCCATGTAGTTTTTCTTAGCTGGATCTGGTCTACCAGTAATATCTTTTAAACGTATAGGAACTCCAGATGCTCCACTACCTTTTCTTTTTTTAACTTTTTCTTTAGCTTTTTTAAAATCTTCTTTTGTTATATATGCATCAGTTGGCTTTTCATCATACTTCTTACCTTTAAAGGTTCCAATTCTACCAGTTAGCATTGGTTTTTTGTTTTTATCTGTCATTTCTTTTTCTTTCCCCATTCATATAGGTTATCAAATGTTGTTTCCCAGTCCATATAACTATCGTGTTGTTCTGCGGAGTGTTCCCACTGTGACGGTACAAAGTCTGGCGGTCCTTCTCCAACTGCCCATAGCGCAGGATTGGTTACACGTACACGATTGTTTGGTAGTGCCACTATACAACCTTTATAAGGACCCGATGTTAATTCCAACACATGTGATTGTTTATGTTGTGCTGGATCATCCGATATATAACTGTCAGTATAATCAACCGTAAACATGTACTTACCATTATAAAACTCACCCGCTAGTTTACACAACCACGGACTAGAACTAATTCGATCCATTCTAATGATAGCATGATTACGACTTGAACAGTCCCACGGTTGTGCTAAATGTGTTTGTATATTTGGTGGCCACTCGTCGAAAGGAGTATCACCGACAAGCGCAGTTATAGGCATACGTGCCCACATTGCGCCACCGTGAGGATTGGGATGGTCTTCACCACATCCTGTAAATACAACTTGAAAACTCAAACATCTGTCTGGAATAGTGCACACGGCAAAAGCTAATGCATGAAGAAACTCACCTTGATATTTCTCATGATTATGTGTGAACTCTTTCCTCACCCAACATTTAAAATGTGGGATATTAGAAATCGTATACGACACTACTTGGCTCTACCACCTCTTGCCATATACTTGGAAGTCTTACCTCCACCCTTCATTCTGTATTTGGAAGTCTTACCTCCACCTTTCATTCTGTATTTAGATGTTTTACCACCAACTTTCATTTTGTTAACTTTTCTTTGATTATCGACAATGTTTCTTAAAACATTACCACTTCTATATTCTCCAGCTTTTGGAGTTATCTTTTTAAAAGTTTTTTTAGGTTTTGGTGTAACTGTTGGTTTTTTGGTTACCTTATCAACAAGTCTAGTTGACTTATTATTTGGTTTTGATTTTGCAAAAGGATTACTCTTTTTAGGGCGACCACTAGACGTTTTAGGTTTAGCTTTATTTCCACCCATACCTGCTATCTTTTTATAATCAAGTAAAGGACCTCCTTTTTTTACAGGGCCTCTATTTTTGTTTTTAGCCATGCCAGATTTTTTTAACATTACCATTTTATTTACTCCTTATTATAGATTGGTTAACACATATACTTCGAAAGCTATGGCTGCCAATCCAATCAACCCAGCTCCGATTCCTATTATAATATTCTTTCTTCGTTTTTGCATCTCTATTTGTTTTTTTAATAATGTTGCTTGTCTTTTTCTTTCAAATGCAATTTCTTTTTGTAATCTCTCCCATTGTCCTGGAGAACCATACAATGCAAACATCTCTCTCATTTGATCTCGTATTCTCTTTGCCTCTTCATTTCTAAAGTGTGCATCAATAGCATTCTGTTCTGCTCCAGTTAGTTTACCAATAACTTTACCTAATCCACTTGATTTATTACTAGCCACAACTTGTAAACCAGCTTCGGCCTTTGCCCATTTTGACACAGTGCTTGACATATTAGCTAAATCCTTACCAGCTTTAATAGCTTTGGTTATAGCATCAGTAGCGCCTTTTAATGCGGCGAAAGCTGTGAATGGATCTATCATCGTCGTCTATGCCTTTCTTTTTGTTTTAACCTTTTGTTTCTTACCACTAGCGCTAATCGGATAACGAATAGATGTAGGCTTTGGACCAGTATTAGTCTTGGCTCTTTTTCTTTTAACAGCCGCAGCTTTCTGTCCTGCTGTCATTCTATTAGCAACTGCCTTTGGACGACAGACTGGATACTTTCTTTTAGACGACTTAGCGGACTTACGTCCACACTTTTTACCAGTAGATATATCAACCCAATCTTCTTTAAACCAAGTCTTTAAACCTTTCTTAGCCATCTATCTATACTTAGTTACTTTTCGACGGTTGTTCATAACTTTACCACAACCACGGGCTATACCACCATTCTTTAATTTAATCTTACCACCACCAGCTTTACTAGGTTTTGGTCCTTTAAAGTCTTTTCTCTTTTTACCACTAGGATCTTTTATCTTACCCGCACATATCTTTGATGCATATGCATTTGCATAAGCTGAGGGATATACTGCAAACTTACGTTTAGCAGCAGCTTTACCTCTAGGACATAGCTTTGTCATACTTGTAACCCCATCTGTTCTCTGATAAGTCCCATACTCTTTTAGTAGCTTTTGGAATCTTAACTAATAATTTATTAAACTTTACGACGTTTTTTGTTACTTGCATACTTCCTCCGTTTCTTTGTTTTACTTGGTGGTTTTGTTATTTGTTGCCCTATATTAGCACGACTTATTACCATATTAAATACCTATAAGTATCTTTGCAATCACAGCCGATGCTCCAGATTGCATGACTATGGTAGCACATACAGCCCCAACAACTAACCACTTAACTTGAAATATAGACCGTTTTACACAACCCATATCTTCTTTTAACTCAGATACATCTTCACGAAGTTGTGCTTCTCTTTCAATGTGACGAGTTAACTCAAGTTTAATATCAGTTAATTCTTTGTTAGTCATTTTAGAATACCCAGCACCATACCAGTAAACCTGCAAGAATAGCAATGATAACATCTTTCTTACATTTATGTGGCCAATACTCTATACACTTTTCTTTAATCTTCATCCATATCATTTTAATATCTAACATTTCCATCTCCTCCTTGCTTGACAGATTCTTTTGTTTGGTGTCTTTTTACAGTTAACATTATGCATCTTGGCTTGACCCGCAGATCGTGCACAAAATGACTTTCTTCTTTTCGCAGCTTTACTACCTTTTGCTACCTTACCAGTAACGGCAGTTTTTAATTTAGAACCGGGATTAGCACGACGATAAGCGGCGACACCTTTAGCCGACATACCTGCGCCTTGTTTTGTAGGTCTAAAGTTTCCAGATTTGACACTGGACTTTATACCCATGCCTTTCTTTTTACGAGTAGCCATAAGTCTAGCCAGTAAAGACTGTACCAGCTGCACTTGTAGGTACAGTTATATGTAAATTTGTTTCGTAACGAATACCAGCATCTTCAATATACTGATCCGTTGCGCCACCACTATTAAGTTGAACTTTTAAAACAATGTCACCAGTAGCGCCACCATCTCTTAATGTAAGTTCTTTAATAGTTGTAGAATTATTTACAAAACTATAACCTCTTATACGACCAGAACTTGAATCAATCGTACCAGTAACTGAAACAAAACTTGATTTTATATTTGTTGCCATATTTAATTCCTTATAAAAATAAAAGGGGCCCATTAAGACCCCTTTCATTGGTTTGCCTATGATCCAGCAGAACCGTAATATGATCTCCAGTCACTGAAACCAAAGCTATATCTTTCTCTAGCTTTGAATCTCAAGTTACCAGTATCAAAGTCTGGTTCCATTTTTGTAGCTAATGGTGCTCTTACGAACATTTTAGCTCCGTTTGGAACATCGGTTTTAATGAAGTACGCATTGGTATCTGTAAACCTATGATTTACAAAGTAGCCTTTAGGAAGCATACTCATTGAACGTACTGCATTAATATCGTTCAAGTTTGTAGCTCCATTTGCTGCTGTGGTAGGATTCACACCAATCGAAGTTGACAGTGTACTTGCTAAGATTTTCTCAGCTGTAAACTGTAGATTCGGTGGAATGTGCAAAGATTCTGCACGTGTACCAGTTAAGATACCTCTGTCGTCTTGTGTATTTTGAATAGCAATCAAGGCAGTTTCTAGTGTAGCTTCAGATAAGTCTGATGCTGCTAGTAAGTTGTCTTGAGTACCACCCACGACAGGGTGACTGTTAGAGAAGAATGCAACTCCGTCTCCTCCAGCAAAGTTTGCGTTAAAACCATTGTTAAACACATTTGCGGCTTTTACTTGTTTAGTAGTAGCCATTGCTCTTGCAAGACCTCTTGCACGTACTTTAGCGAAAGTATCATACAAATTATCTTCCATTGCTTCCTCAGTAACTGCGAAAGCTAAAGCAACTGTTTCGTGTGAGTAACGGCTAGTGAATGACTCTGAAGCAGAATCATACTGTACCGCTGCACCTTCTGATTTAGTTGGTGCTTCACCGAAGCCAGTAAATAGAACCTCTTCTTCAAAAGCTCTATCCGAGTTTTCAATCTCAAACAAAGGTGCGTGTTCGTCCTCTATTGAGCCATACTCCAATCCAAAGACTGCGTTTAGTCCAGGAAGGAGCTGTTTAGCAATATTACCTCTATTTATAGCCATAATATATTCCCTCCTATGCTAAGTCTGCAATCGAGACCGTGGAACCAAGTCCGTAGTGATCTCTATGCTGGTTAATTTTAACTTCAATATTTGGATATTGGTCAGTTGCAGCTTCACCCGGTAACGTAGACCTTCTCAAAAGTCTTAAAGTTTTTACTGATTCAGAGCCTGATCCGCCTTTTAAGCTAAATCCAGACATACCTGTGATTGTAGATCCAGCACCTAGTGATACATCCATGTTCAAACCGACTTGAGTGTCTGCCACTGTAGCGCCTGCTTGAATTTCAAATGTAGCATTTGGATCATCAATGACTAAAGCTTTCGCTTCGCCTTGTCCGTGATGAGCTTGACCTGCTGGAAAGTAGTTATTAAAGGTTGGTTGCTTTGTATTTGGATCAGTCCAATTAGCACCCATAAAAACTCCTGCAACTAAATCCGTTGCGGCTGAGACTTTATGCACCTTGCCACTAACAATCTTTACCAAGTCACCTTGGAAAATTGCAGTTGCATGAGCTGCTTTTACTCCGTACTCATTCATACCACTGGTATTATAAGCACCGCCACGCATTCTAGAAGGTTGGAGTCCTCTAAAGTTTTTCGATGTTGCCATCTCTTCCTCCTTCAAAAGTAAGTGTTTAAGTTAAATTTTAACCGACACCCTTTATTTATCAAAGTGTGTTGGTCTACCTGTGGTAACTTTTGATCGACTGTTGTTAGAGATTGGCATACGAGGATCATTCTTACTCATAAGCTGTCTGTTGATTGCATCAGTTTGGGATTGTGTAAACTCATTTACATGTTGTTTATACCCCTCTTGATTCTCTATAGTGTTTGTTGCTAAAGCTACATCACCACGGATAACAAGTTTACCGAGACTACCTACAGCTTGGTTTTGAAAACCAGCACTGAGTTCAGGAACATCTTCAGGTCGAACAAAGTCCCACCCTTCAAATTGTTTTTCCTGTACGTTCTGATCATCATACTGACCCTTTAGAGAAACTCTGATCCATCTAAGGACAAGTCCTTTTTCTTTGAATCTATTAGTTACCTCTTCAGGAACCTTTAACCAATTCTTCTTTTCATATACACCTCTTTGTTTTCGAGCTGTACTTTGCGCTGAACGAGTCGCCACTTTTACGTCATTTGTTTTTGGTGTAGTCATATCAATTATTACCTTTCATTATCCACGTTATATATTTACTGTAGTGTAGTCATTCCCGGCTTTCTCAACCTTCGCTTTTTCTTTAGCATACACATCAAGCGGTACTCCCATCTTTTTAGCAAGACGGACATCTTCTTGAGATAGTCTTATCTTACCTTTAGATGATGCCGAAGTACGTGACTTTCCAGCAACCACTTGAGCAGGTTTGTTTGTTGGTTCTTCCTGCTGACCAAACTTGTGAGGCATTTCTTTTTTTAGCCTTTTACTTATCTCAGTATAGAACTCTTCACTCTCTGGATCAAAGCCCTCTTGTAATAAATCTTCGTTTATAATATGTGCGGCTTGTGTGGTAATTCTATCTTTATTATACCACTCACTATTATCAGATATCCACTCTCTAGCCAGTTTGTGTAGCTTTGCTGGTTGTTTAGCTTCTTGAGTTGGTTTAGCTTCTTCTTCTTTCTTAGGCTCAACCGTTTCAGTTTTCTTTGCTTGGTCATCCATATAGAATCTTTTAGCATCGACCATTCTAAGTTCAGTTGTTGCATCTGCAATAGCCTTCTGTGCTTCAAGAAGTTTATCCTTATCACCTGAGTCATAAGCATTCTTATATCCTTCTTCAGCAAGTTTAAGCTTATCTTTAAGTTGATTCTCATAACTAACTAAACTAGCCTTCTCAGTTTCTTGAACCTTTTGTGTTGAGTTTTGAAGTTGTGCTTGTAACTCAGCTATCTTTTGCTCTTGAGCTTCAAGTTGTTCTTCTCTCTCTTTACGTTGTTTAATTAGTTGTCTTATTCTTTTTTCAGCACCAGCCGTATTGATACCATCAAGTTCTTGAGGTTCAGAATCTTTTGATTCTTCAGTCTCTTCTTTCTTGGCTTCAACCGTATTATCTTCGACAGTCTCTTCGACTTCGTAGTTTTTATCTGGTTCTTCTTTTTGGGGTTTAGTAACGTCTACTTCTTCGTAGCCGTCATCTTGTGTTTTGTTTTCTTCGTTCATTTTTTCTCCGTAGTTACGAGTTACGTTTACGTCAACAAGCTCATTATATAATATTACTTACTGATATCCAAATAGTTAGGGTCAAGGTCTTTTGGGTCTGGTACAACCATTAATACTTGGTCATCAAACAATAGAATCATTCTAATACCTTTGTAAGAGAATTTATCACCTTGATACTTACCATACACAACATAGTCGCCGGGTTTACACCATGCTCTTCCTTTAAACTTATCACGGTCAGCATAGGCAAGTTCGCCTACTTTTAAAACACGACCAATAGTTGTTAAGTATCGAGCATCATCTTTAAATTTATCTGGAAGTAATATACCTCCTTTAGTTTTTTCTCTAATAGACACTGGTCTAATCAATACATGATAACCAGGAAGATTAGGTAACACCTCTGGATCGGGTGATTCTTTATTAGTAATCCATTCGTCGTTGCCAGATATGGCTGTTGCTACTCCTGCTGCCTTCATACTAGTCTTCTTCTCCTTTTTCGTATAAGTTTTTTTCTGCTAATTTAAGTTCTTCGATAGCAATAGTCAAGCCTTCTATTATACCAACTTGATACTTATAGTCTGCATAATTTTCAGATGAACCTGTTGCTATTGTTTCACTTAAATTATTTTTAGTTGTCGTCAACTTCTCTCTAAGATAGTCAGCTACGGCGTCCATACTTCATGCCTTTCGAATAATTCTTTTTCTGACTCATACATAGCTTTTAAATATTCTTCCTTTATCATAGCCTCTTGAACTGTTATAGACTTAGATGGATCTCTTCCACCTATAATAAGTTTACTATGTGTACGTATGGACGGCTCATCAAACTTTTCTTCAAGACCATCCATAATCATAATCAAATCATCACATAATCTTTCCATATATCCAAACTGAATATTGGGGTAATGATCTAAAGTATAGTGGTCATAATAATCTTTTACTACATTCTTATTCTCTACTATTTTAGTCAGGAATGTTTCATAGTCTTCGGCTTGACACTTTCGTTCAAGTCTAATGTCTTCTTGCCAGTTCCATTGATTACCATACTTGTTTGCTTTCTTTCTGGCTCTGTGATGAAACAGACTATGTACAAACGTCATAGGATGTCGTAGGAAAGCAAAAGGTTGTTTATGGGTGAATGGTGTATTATGTGAGTCATATATCGCATCACCGATAGCTTTAGCGCCTTCTACATAACTAAATAACATTTGTTTGACCCAACGTCCACCAGTCTTCGGTACGTGTATGAATACACTATTTTTAAGTTCTACTGCCATGTATAAATAAAAAGTCGCCATCCGTTATGTCTGGCATTGTTATAGCTACTTTGACACCGTGTTCAGTATCTTTCACTGGTTGAAGTCCTTTACCCCTATGATTATAAAAACATTCATAGCCATGTTTAAAACAAAATTCAAAGGTTGTTTCTACTGGATACTTATTAAACTTATCATAAACCTCAATCATTAAGTTTGGTTTATCTCTTTCTATAACTTTCTCTCCACCTTCTAATACATCAAGTTCTGTTCCTTCTGTATCTATTTTTATAAACCCACACTTGTAACCATGTATGATAGTCTTTGCATACATTGAATCAATGGTTCTTGTTTCTACAGTTATAGGTATGCCACTGACAAGATTTTGAAATGACGAGTTTGATAATCTTTTGTCATCCACATAAAACTTTTGGTTACCTTCCATATTACTCATAGCCACATTGTGTGTGGTGACATTATCGTACTCATCTTCTATCTTTTTTAGTTGATCATAGACTGGAGGTACGGCTTCAAATGCAAATACAATATCGGCATGTTTAGCAAACCATCGTGTGTATTGACCAACACCTGCACCAATATCTAATACATAACTATCTTTAGAAATGTAATCTTTGGTTTTACCTATTAAAAATTCTTTAGTATGTAAATCATAATAGTATGGATTGAACACTCTTCGTTGTAACACTTCGTCAGAAAGTTTATCAGTTAAGTTCATTTGGTTTCATTATCACTTGTAGTGCTATACGTTCCCCATCTTCAACATGAGTTCCTCTATGCCAACCATGGTTCGGTTCAAATAATATAAAATTAGTTTCATCAGTTGTAAAGTGTTTTAATTTAGAATATATAGTTTCACTTGTATATTCACCATCTAATAACTGTCTAGAAAAGTATGAATTTTTACGTGCCCATACTGGTAGTGTGGCATTAGACTTTCGTTGACTTGAGTTTGATAGTGTATTTACTAACTGATTACTTTTACAGAATAACATTTCAACCTCATCGAAATACCATCTATGACTTTCTGGAACATAAGCAAAAGGTCCGTTGTTATTTTTAACTTCGTTTAAATATATAATAGTTTTTATATAACTATACTTGGGATCTATGTGTAATGTGTATAGTTTATTCTTTGGTTTATTACGTTGGTCTCTTTGAAAGTATTCATTGAATGTATCGTTAGAATCACTGATGTGTAAGTTAATATCTGTAATCTCATACGTATTTTTAGTGATATTAAGTTTAGAATATATTGTATTTATTTTTTTATGTATCTCATGATTATGAGGTAGGTTTGTTATTCTGTCTTGTATTCGTGTATCTCGTACTGGTTTTCTTTTCTTTAAATCATCAATATCTTTTTCTAAACATTTAACAAGTGGATCTGTATCTATCGTGGTTGCATAATATCCTAAGTCATCAAATGTTTTAGGACCATTATATTTTATATTCTTAGATTTATCTTTTAAAACGAAACCTCTTATTGCAGCTTCCAATTGTTTTTGAACTTGCGCATCTGATTTTATTTCTTTATGTAATTGAGTAACCCCACTAATAAATGTTTCAATATCATTGTTTAATAAACCTTTTCTAAGTTTATCATAGACGATGGGATATTCGTGAGTGTTTGGTTCGTATTCAATGTCGCCAAAACAAACGGTGGGATCTGGAATGACCACACCGTGATGAGATATGTTATGCAATTTGACTTTTCTCTAGATCATTAATAAATGAAAGAGTTGCTTTGTTTCTACGTGTTAATTTCTTACCACCAGATTCTCTTTCATATTCTTCTTTAGCTTTTTCATAGTCTTTATTTACTATCGCTTTTGTAAAGTTTGGAAACTTTTTTATTGTTCCGACATTGTATGTATAGTCTGCTAGTAAAGCTATCTCTTTTTCTGATAGTGTGCTTGGGTCATAACCCATGTCTCTTAAATCACCTTCAGTTTGTTTTATAGACTGCGCAAATATTTTAGTGAATAATTTGTTTTGTTGCTCATCTGTTATGGCTAGGCTTTTATTTGTTTTTGTAAATGCCGTTGCCTCTTTACCAGATAGACCTGCAGCTTCAGATAATGTTTGAGCTTTGTCTTCTTCAACTCCGACATCTATTAAATCATTCATAATCTGTTCGGCTGTCTTTTCTTTCATGTCATATCCTAAACCAATCGTTACTCCACTTGTAGGTGTAGGGTGATGTGGTTTGGTACTGTTTGGTCCAATCTCTTGATTGTATGTTAGCTCACCAAATTCTCTAAGTTGTTTCATAATATCTAACTCCTTTTCTTGTTTTTCTATTTCAGATATCTTAGCCATCTCCTCTTCAGTCTCTACCACTTCTTTTGGTTCTGTAGGTATCATAGCTTGTTCTTGAGCCATCTGCTCTTGAGCCATTTTTTCTTTGTAAGCTCGTTGAGGATCTATACCTTGAGCTTCGAAAGCCTGTTCTAAAAAGTTCTGTGGTTGAGATATCGGTTCCTTCACTGCTAAATCGGCGGCTTGTTTAAAGGCATCGGCCGCACCTGGTTGTTGTACGACGACTCCCCCCTCTTGAAGTTTTTGTTTGTCAACTATTTTTAAAAGATCCGTGACTACCTTTGCTGTAAGGTTATCGTCTTTTTGTTTTTTGTTTTCTTCAATCTTAGCTGCTTCAACCATGGCATCTATATTAATCTTCTTTTCTTCAAGAGCAAGTTCTTTATCCTCACGTTCTTTTCTATTCATCATAGCTTGTTTTTGGATATTTAAATTTTGTTGCTCTATACTATCTAGTCCACCTTGCGCTGCTAACTGATTAGCTTGCAGTATTTGTTGTGCACTTTCCGACATGATTGCAGTTAAACTAGCGCCTTGGTCTACTTGACCCTCTTGCGCTTTCATTAGTCCACCCATCTGTTCTTGGAATCTTAGAACCATATGTTCTCTGACATTAGCCATTAGAATTGGTTCTACCTGTTTCATAATTGGGTTGGCACCATTTAGCGGGTCTTGCAAGTATGCGGTCTTCACGGCGATGTGAGCATTGTGGTCTTGTCCTGGAAATGCTTTGATCGGCTGTCCACGTGTAGCCGACATGATATCGGCGAGAGGATCTTGTTGGACTGCCTGTTGAGGCGCATTCATGAATCGCTCTGGACTATCGACGTTAGCTGCGGCAAGAACCGCTTTGTTTACCTCTGGCATATTGAAAGTTCCAGGAGGTGACTGTGAAGCCAACTGTAACATCAGTTGTGCTTGCGCTAATCTATGTGAGTTCGATGGGATGTTCGGATCACTAACAGGAAGTACATCGATACGACCATCAAAATCTTGCTTGAATATCTCGGCAGACTGTCCTATAATATCATAAGGATAAGCAGTCGGTAAAAACTCATTGTTTATTCGAGCTAATATTTTAAACTCGTCTCTTTGAGACTTGTGGAGTCGTTTGTGAATTGCTGAAAAGAACTTACCTGATGCTTCTAATAATGCTAATGTCGTGCCAACAGGACCGTAGTTCGTTGCATCAGACACTACTTGATCTGTCGTGTCAGCAAATTTCTGACCAGCAGTGGCTACAAAGCCTAGCATTTGATAAAGAGTCTGAGACGGTTCTTTATAGGGAAGAGGAACAATGGATTTGCCCAAATCTAAACCCGTTGACTCAACATCACGAAACTCCCCCGGCATTATCGGAGAATTATCTCCAACAACTCTAACACCTCTAGCTTTAAAACCACCTGGTAAATTAGAGAACTGACCTGCATCAATCAATGCTCTCATTGCGGCTGTAGCTGACATTGTTAAATTACCAAGGAAATGAATTAAACCTAGTCCATAGAATCCGAAACCTGGTACAAACTTGTAACTAACAAAGTGTTCTCTCTTTACAAATCGTGGATCACCGTCATTCCAGTTACGACGAATACTAAGAACCTTCTTAGAACTTTTATCTATTGTAACGATATATGGATAAGCTACACCCGTTGGACTGTTGAATGGTTCTGGTAAATCTAAATATAAATGTTGTTCAATTAATACATAGCTTGGGTCATACGGATTCTCATCATATGCCGATAGTCCCATAATCTGTTCTGCTTTAGATGTAATGTTACCTCTATCAGTCTGCTCTGGATCTCCCAAGTCTATTTCACTATACATACCTGCATCCATATCTTTTCTCAAATCATTTTCAGAACGATAGATAATATGTGAATAACGATCGGCACGACGAAGGTCGGACACTAAATTAGATACGTGAAACTGATCAATAGGTATGAACTCTGATATAGGTCGTCCTAATGTTTCATCATAATAAACTTTTTTAACTGCCGTACCAATTAATGGTAGGTGAAATAACATCTTCTCAAACTCATCGAAATATTCTGGCATCTCTTCAGTGAGTTGATAGTTCATGAAATCTTTTACACGTTGTGCTTGTTTCTCTTTCTCTGGTGTTGGTGATCCAACCATTTGAGTTTTAACTGGACCTTTACTCGGAAATAATTCTTGTGATGCTTTGGATTGAAACTTGACGGCATTCTCTATAATTAAGGGATGAGTTGCTGTACATGCACCATCAAATGGTTCTGTAGTTTCTTCTAGTTTCAAACCAAGTAAATCAAATCCTCTTTCAAATGTTTGCTCCCACTCTTCTCGTGAATCTTTATCAGATGTAAAGTTGTCCATAACTGTTTGAGCTATGTCTTCTAAATCTTCTTCTTCCATTAAGTCAGCTAGATTCGTATAGAAGTCTTCACTGATTGAAGCTAGTACCTTACCACTGTCTTCATTTAAATCTATTTCTACCTCACCAGTATTAGGATCTACATTGACGGCGAGGTCTTCTTCCTGTTCTTCTTTTATATTTACATCTATACCTAAAGCTTGAGATTGGTTTTGAACCTTTTCTTTTGCTACTTCTATAGGGGTTGATATATCGTCTGGGTTTTTTTCTATTGCCATAATTAATTAGACCTTCCAATAGGTTGCCTTATTTTTTTTATAAGTATTGTCATTATCACTATAATACGGATCATGGGGATGTTGCAAGTGCCAAGAATCTTTCATATAATGTATCGCCATAACCATTGCATCTACTTGGTCGTCATGTGCTGCATTTGGAAAACTAATTGCTTCGTCAAATAATACTTGCGCCCACAATTTATTTGGTAACCAAACACGACCTGATTCAATCAAAGGTGATGCGGCATAGGCTCTCGCTACTTTATCACGATCTGGAGTATATTCAAGTATTGGTAAACCTGCTCTCCGTAAATCTTGTATTAGCGAGTGCACACTGGCTGTCTTTTCTATTATTA